GGCGCGTGATGCCAAGGTCTGGGCGAACAATCGTGCCGCTAGACGTGACCAGATATTGATCCATGTGCTGTTCGTTTGTCATAGGGTATTCCTTTCTAATAGGTGGTGGGGGCCGAAGCCCCCGTTAATTAGGCAGCGATTGGGTTCACTTCAAAAGCATAAAGTTTTTCGTTTGAGCTTGGCATGTGTTCCAAGCTGTCTGTGTGAATTGCAATGGTGCTTTGAATGTAGACTTTTTCGTCTGGGTCAAAGCCAGCAGGGCTGATAAGTTCTTTGTTGTTGATGACAACGTAGCGCGTATGAACAACCATCAGATCAGCGGCCATCGTATCTTTAAAGTTTTTTAGCTCATGAAATGCGTTGTTCAAGGTAAGGTCTAACGTCTTAAATTCTTCAACCAATGCATCAGTGATCGCGTCATTCATTTCATCGTATGATAAAACGTCATCTTTGTTAGCTTTTGCATCTCTCAATTCATCAAGCATTTTAGACATGCGAACACTGTCGGATTTAGATTTTGCAATCTGTTCTGGAGTAGCGTCAGCCAAAATTACTTCAAGCTCTGCGATGCGCGTTTTGATTTTTGATTTATTCGGTGTCATTTTTTCGTCCTTTCTAAGTGGGTAGTGTCGGGGCCGTAGCCCCTAGTTGATTACTTGTTTTCTTTGATGAAGATTTTAGCTTCTTGCGGCGTATTAAATTCGTAAATCCATCCGCTAATTGAGACTTCATATTTACCGCCAACTTCGCGCTCATCGTGAATTTCGTATCCGTAGTATGTCATTTTTTCGTCCTTTCTAAAAACTATAAACATTATCTATTATACTAAATACAGTAGCACAACCCTTAATCGCAAGAAAAAGAAAAGAATTTTAATTAACCTGATCCCTGGGATATCCTATTGATTTTAAATGTTTTTTCCAGCGGATCGTAAGTTCTTAGTAAACTCAGTCAACTCCCTCTGCGCTTGGAACAGCTTAACTTCTGAATCGTTAGCCGAATCACGTCTGTATCTTTCGTCTTGCGCCCGATCAACTTGTGATCGTAGGAAGTTTAGTTGCGATGCCTGAAATGCGGTTAGCCCGTCATCTTTCATTTTTTATCTCCTGCATTTGTTCCAGTATTTGCTTTGACGCATCTGCTGCACCTTTAGCGACAATCACTTTATGTCCGACACCCTCAAGGTATTGGATCATTCCTTTTTGTTCAGGGGAAAGTCGCCCACCCGAAACTCGCTTCATTTCAACCCACAAATTCCACTGTGGAATGAAAAGATCAGGTATGCCTCGAACAACTCCCTCTGCCTTCAGGCGCTTGGCCACGGTGATCGCTCTCTTCTCTCCATTTGGGATCGCAAAGATTAGCACGTTTGGATACTTAACTCGAAACCAATTGATGAACCCAACCTGTTCTGAGTGTTCAGAAGGGGATGTCTTCGAGGCTGAGATCAGCGTAACCGCCGAAGTTTTTCGTCTTCGTCTCATTATTTTTCTCCAATTGCGTATAATCAAACTGCACGATTTCTTGATATCTTGGGTCATGGCCTGACGGCTTCACCTTAATGCGGCTAGGTTCATTCCAAAAATGGCAATCGTTCAGGGCATCATCTGTACTGTCAGCGTCAGAATTAAGTAACGATTTTCGAGCTGTGTATCGACTGGCCGCATATCCACCGTGGTCTGGGCATAGCCACTCAGACACACTCATCAGCCCAGCGTAGTACGTGACCTTTAAACTGTCAGGCTTGCCCTCTTTTTTGTGCCGCGCATACGCCACGCTATCGACGTAATACCACTCAGCCACCACCTGAGATGATAGAATGGCCCCACGGTAGCTGCTTGCGCTGTGGTTTAGTGCTGGCGGTGGAAACTGATGGCCGCACTCTGGGCATTGCAGGCAGGCTGCGTGGCACATCGTCTGGCACTTCTCGCACGTCTTAATAGGAGCCTCGCCTTCCTCTGTTTTTAAACTTTTGTCCTTCGGCTTTACTTTGTCGATGAAGCCGTGACGCTCGACGTTAGCGCCGAAGTCTAATATTAGGCAGTCTTCTTTGCCATCAGCAATTCGCGTCCCACGGCCCACCATCTGAACATATAATCCAGTAGACGCTGTAGCTCTAACCAAAGCAACCAGATCGACGGCAGGGTGATCGAACCCAGTCGTCAACACGTTCACATTAATCAGGCATTTAAGCTCACCACTCTTAAAATCTGCAATGGTCTTCTCTCTAACTGCGCTGCTGTCTGAGCCTGTCACCACACCCACATCGATGTCGTGTGTCTCAAATTCATCCTTCAACATATATGCGTGGTTTACCCCAGAGCTAAACACCAGCCAGCTTTTGCGATCTGCGCTCAACGCGACAATCTCTTCAACCGTCTTCCGCACCAGTTCTGGGTCAGATGCCGCCGTGGCAAGATCGCTCTCAATAAACTCACCACCACGCTTCTTGACGTTAGTCAGGTCGATCTGATTAATGCCGCCCTTGCTGATTACTGGCGACAGGTAACCTTGCTCCATGAGCATGTCTACTGGGATGTCATGGGCAATCCCGTCAAAGATAGCGCCATCTCCCTTGTGCAGGTAGCCTGTGTCCAGCCTGTATGGCGTGGCCGTAAGTCCCACCACTTTCACATCTGGATTGCAGGTTTTTAAATCTGCAATAAACCGATTATATCTAGTCTCAGTATTTTTGGGTAGGAGGTGCGCCTCATCAATCAATACCAAGTCTGGCGCGGGAACTATATCAAACGCCCTCTCCCAGATACTCTGGATGCCTGCAAATGTAATTGGTCGGTCTAACACCTTCTGCTTTAAGCCTGCGCTGTACATCCCAAAATCAGCATCTGGGTACAACTTCAGCAAGCCATCTGCGCCCTGCTTCAACAGCTCCTTAACGTGCGTAACAACCAGAACCCGTGTGCCGGGAAAGCCCATCGCGTCTTTAATTATCTGCGCTATGATGGCTGTCTTTCCCGATCCTGTCGGAGCAACGATCAGTGGGTTATCACCAGCCTTGCCAGCCCAATAATTGTACAGCCCATCGACAGCTTCCTTCTGGTAGTCTCTAAGTTCAAACGCCATTGACAATTCCCTCCAAAAACTCGTTTGCGTCTTCGACAGCTATAGCCACATTGTATTTTTCGTCAGATTCGTAAGACGCTCGAACAATGTATTCGACAAAACATTCGCCCATAATCCCACTAACAGTAGGCCAATGGTTCACCATTTCCTTGTGGATCATAAAGTTAATAAAAATCATCGACACATCTTCATCGCTCATTTGGCTAGATGTCATTTCCAACATCACCTTTACGACTTCCTCTAATCGCTTGCGCTTCATCACTGCATCCTTCCAGCAAATATCTCTTGGCTGTTGCCCTGATTGCGGATGACCTCGCCAGTGTCCTGATCTTCGTATTCAACGAAATCATCACCAGCGTCCGTAACAACAAAATCTTTCGGCATAACCTGTGGGATGTAGAGGTGTTCGCTGCACGTCTCGACTGGCTTGCCCTTCGCGCAGCTCCACGTCCCGTTCTGCTCTGGCGTCACATGGCTGCAAGTTCGGCACGAAACCTCTGGTATCTTGCACCCGTGACACACAGCCCAGTAACTACAGAACTTGCACTGCCAGTTGCTTGGGTCTTCGTGCAGCTTGGATGGTGGCGTGGCGGCAAACACAACGCGCTCTGCCTTGGCCAGCAGTGCCTTGGCCTCTGGCTTGTCTAACTTGATCCGCTCACCGTACATCTCATCGTTGTTCTTGTTGACGGCAAAAAAGTAGCATCTGTCTATATCGCCCAAATACATACCGATTTGGCACTGCGCCCAATACACTGGCTTACTCTTCTGACATCCCAAGTTCTTGAGAGCCTTAAAGTTCTTTTCGTTCATTGTCTTGAACTCTAAAGTGTGTGGCTTTTTGCTTTCGGCAAATCCTTGACCAACGCCGTCGAGGCTCAATGCAAAATGGCCTCCGCAGCCCTCGAACCTGATCTGCTTGCCAGTATCTGGATCGCGCTCCCAGACCGTAACGCCAACCGCACGAAGGTTTGCCACGATCCGATCCTCTTCGCGGTCACCCGTCTCGAACAGGCGAAGCATACGGCCATCAAAGCTGGGCCTCCATGCATGTCTAAATTGATACCACAAAGCTCGACTGCACTCGTTCCCAATTTGTGATCCACCTAAGTGTGGCCGATGCTCGTTTTTGCGCTGCACCTTATAGTGCTGGTAAATCGCCTCAATCGTTTTTGGGTTAGAGTATATATCAAGTTTCATATGGCTCTCCTTCTATTCATAAAATGGGGCAGACTTGCCACCCCATCCTTCAATAGAACTCTACTTCTTCCAAGGTGGCGTAGCTGTGCCACCCGTTGCAGCCGCAGGAGCTGGTGACGCAGGCGCACCGCCAGTCTCTGCATACTCCTTGATATCGTTAGACGC